CCCTCGGCTTGGGGGAGAACACGACGAAGGCGTAGTTGGAGCTGGCCGTGTATGTACGGCGGTTGATGTCGTCCATGAGCCGGACAAGACCCGTCTCGAAGCCAACCTCGAAACGGACGGAATCGTTTGACCTGCGCTTGTTTGCGCGGGCCATGAAATACGCTTCTGTCAAGTCTTCCAGCCTTACCATAGCCATCTCCAGCGGTAACGGGAAATCAAGTTCGCCACCGCACACGCCCGATTATTGTTGTTCAAGTTGTTGTTGTTGAAGTTGCCGTTGTTGTTCATGTACCACGCGTTATTGTTGTTATAGCGCGCAGGGACCCAACGCCAGACAACCCTACCGGAACAACCGGGGATGCACGGGATAAGGCGCACTGCCGATACTGGTATTTATGATACCGTCGCCTCCTCTTGTCTTTCGTTACCAGAGCCGCGGCCGTCGTTTGAACCCGCGGCTGCCTGAACCTTGGAAATTCCGTACTTGCGGTATTTCCCTACGCCTTCGTCGATACGCGCCACGTACTCGAAAATCGTCACGTAGTGCTTCGTCGAGATAATCTTGAGGTCACACGCCATCCGCATAAGCTCCTTGAGCCTGCCGAAGTCGAATATGAGCCTTTCGGTATATTCCACCCTCCTTTCGGGATACTGGTACGCGAAAGCGAAGTCCTCAACGCAGTCGAGGGCGAGTGACAGCATGCGATCGCCGAAGATTACGCGGTCGCGCTTCGCCATCGTGAACGAGAGCTTGTAGAGCCTCATCGCGAGCTGCTTGCAGTCCACGTAGATGCCGTTCTTGCGAGAGCCCTTTACGTTGTGCAGTTCCTGCATATCGTGTAGTTTCCTTTGTGTAGAGGGTGCAGGGCGACGGCGCGGAGGCCGCCGCCAAGCTGAAAAAGGTTAAAGGTTTAAGAGCGCCACCGCACACGCCCGAAAAGTGACGTACAAGTGGTTGAAGTAGAAGCCGCCGTAGTAGCTCATGAACCACGCGAAATAGGAGTGATAGCGCGCAGGGACCCAACGCGTCTGTTCCAGGTTGCGGGCGGTACTCCCTATCTTGAGCATGGCGGAGTTCACGGGGTCGGAGCCGTCAACCTTCATCTGGCTGAATATCCCGAATGCCTCCTCTATTCCCGGCATGTACCAATCGAGACCGGCGCCTCCGTCGGATACGCTCGCGGACACGTCGAAAGCCTTGAACACCTTCTTATCGCTGCCGCTGAGGACGGACGTGAACGTGACCGTCTTCGCCTTGTCCTGGATTTCCTTCGCCTTGCCGTAGTACACGGGCAACGCGTCCGATGAATACGCGCCTGCGGGAACCTTGAGCATCACGCTGTCTAGGTACTTGTCCCACGTGCCGTAGTAAGCCTTTACCGTCGGGAAGCTGTTGTTGTTCCACGCCTTCTCCGAGATAATGCCGCCGCTAGTAATTGAGTCTGTCGGTGAACCCGCGGAATCGCGGTTTGTGGATGCCTTGTAGTAGTTGTAGAGCTGGTCCTTGTTCCATCCTGCACGCAAGTCGTGCGAGCCGTTGACACGTGCGTTCGTGGTCTTGTCGGATGTAAGTCCGAGCAGGTCCCACGTTGCGAGTGTTGCCGTAGCGCCGCTCTTTATGGGGCTCTGTCTGTGTGAGTAGTAGACGCCGCTTGACGAGTTGCCTTCCAGGAGCATGAATACGGCGTCGTTCCCCGACGAGTCCTTCATCACGCATGCGGACCAGTTAGTCTGCACGGCTCCGGTCGGGTTCTGGTTGGTCGTGAGGAACGAGTTCATGGCGGTAGCCATGGCGCTGACGCTCGCCACGTTCTCTGCGGTAGGCGTGAATCCGGTCACTTCCACGTATTCGGTCGTATCGTTAGCGGTGTAAGCCTTGAAGACGATCGCCGTTCCTGCGGCGTATCCCGTAACCTTGAAGGCCCAAGCGTTGATGTACTTCGTTTCGGTCTCCGTCTTGTGGAGAATCCAGGCTTTCTGTCCCTTCCTCATGCCTACAACGCCGACGGAAGTCCACCCGCGACCTCCGCTTGCGACAGCCGTGGTAAGGTCGGTATTGTTGACCGTGCCGGTCGTGTCGATGAAGTGGAGGTTGCCGCTGCCGTCAACGTACACGGCGTCGCCAACCTTGACAGCCTTCTTGGGGATTTCCACGTTCACGCCGTCGTAGTGCAGGACCCCGCTGTCGGATTCCAGCGATACGGTGCTCTTGCCGAGGGCCGATCGTGCGGTGTCTGCCGCGTATTCGGCCGCGTCGGCGTACTTGTTGATATAGCTTCCTGCCATTGTTCAGTTCTCCTTGTCTACGTGGAGCTCGCCACGCTGATGTCGATGTTGTTCAGCACGATCATGCCGTTAGCGGCGTCGTACTCCGCGTCGATGATGTCCTGCTTCTTCTTGATTTCCGATGCGGCGGACGTGAGGACCGTCTCTAGGTCCGCGCCCGTTATAGCCTTGTTGTCATAGGTCTGCGACATTTCCGGTTCTCCTTATGTGCTATGCCGTGGCTGCGGCCCATGCGTTAGCCCAGAGGCTTGCCGCCTCCGATGATGTCATGAACTGTACGGCTCCGAATGCGTTCGTGCTTGCGGCAGGGATGTCCACGACCTTGTTGCTGTCGGGAGTGAGTGCGGTCCCGTTCACCTTCACGCCCTGTATTGCGGAGCCCGCCTTTCCGGAGATTGCGCTCCATCCGTTGACGGTCGCGTTCTGACCAGCTACCTTGACCTGCCCTTCGCTGTCGCCGCTTGCGACTGCGATATTGTGGGTGTGGTCCTCGCGGGCGTACTTGCCGGAGGAACCCACGGAGGCGGAACTGCCTACCGCATTGGGCGTAGCAGTGCCGGGAGCGATTTCGTCGCCGCCGATTTTCAGCACCTGCACGTCGAGGCTGTCGGCCGTGCGGTCACCGAGGTTCTCCTCGGCCATAGATTCTTCCACAGCCTTGATACGGGCGTCCAAATCGTTGAGCGATGCCGCCACTACCTCGCCCATCTCGGAAGCGCCCCCGTCGATTGCGTCGATAGCTTCACGCACCGCCTTCTCGGTCGGGTACTTGGTGTCGTCCGCGCTTGAAGCGTCACGGATGGTAGCCGTCTTGTTGTTCTTGTTTTCGGTATTGTCAGTCGTGATGTTGACCGCCGAAACGATGCCGTCGGTAGTCGTAACCTTGACCTGCACATTTGTCCCGTCCGAGCTGGAGGCGTTGCCGTCAAGGGCGTTTATGGCGTCACGCACGGCCTTTTCAGTTGCAGCCTTGTTGTTCTCGGATGCGACCGTGGAACCGATGGAACCTGCGAGCTGGACCACGCCAGTCTGCGAGGTCGTCGCGGAACGGATAGTCTTCTTCGTGGCGGTAATATCGCCGTTAGTGTTCTGCTCGATGGAGGCGATGGCTTCAATTGTCGTGCCGGAGGCAGTCGGGTCGCTCTTGCTCGCCTGCTTTATCTTGTAGTTGCCTTCGGAGGACTGCCAAATCTTCACGCTCTGGTCGTCGGACACGTAGAAGATGACTTCCTGTCCGTCTACCACGGGGAGGTTCCCGAGCGTCAGCGTACCCGTGCCGGAGCCTTCGGGGTCGCTGGAGGTGATTACACGGTCGCCGTTGTGCAGGTTGGCGGCCGTCCATGTGTTGATGGTGGCTACGCTCTGCACGCCCTTGTAGTGGCCCTCGGAGCTGATGACCGACTCGACGTAAGCCTTGACCTGCGTCTTCGTAGCTAGGTTGCTGTTGGTGCCGTCGGCAATGGTGCCATTCACTTCGTCGTATACAGACGAGTTGAATTTCTGCTTCGTAATCTCATTGTCTTTGATTACGTCGTTCTGCACCGAGTCAGTTGCAAGCTTGGAATGTGTCACGACTCCGTTCTCAATGACAGCGGAAATCGTCACGTTCGACCCGAACGTGGTAGAAGCGGAACCGGCAACGTCACCTGACAATGCGATGGTGATGGCATCCTTGAGCGAAATCGCCTTTATCTGGTATATGACGTTGTTTGTCGCGTCCTTGATGTAGAATAGGTCCTTGAAAGTCGGATCGGGCATCATTCGCCTCCTTTGGTATTCTTCAAATCTTCCTTGCCGGTCTCAACAGCGTCTCGTACATTTTCGAATTCGTGGCACAGAGCCTTGATTATTAATAATAAAGGCGTTTCAGAAGTCCCGTCGATGATTACGTCGACAGCGAACGGCAACTTTATTTCATTGCCGGAAGCGTCCACAATTTTCTTGACTGTTGCCTTCCTGACGACGACTCCCATTTTTACTAATGATTCGAGACTCATATCAGTTCTCCCGTGTAAAAAAGCATTGTGCCCACGCCTTCGTGTTCGGGCGGGGCGATCTTGAGTCCGTTGGCTTCGACTCGGGCTATTTCCGCGGCGTTGTCGGCGTCGCCCTTCTTTATCTTCGCGATAAGCGCACGTGTCGCCTCGGTGTCAATCGGCTGTCTTGTTTGCTGGTCGGCCATGGGCTATTCCCCCTCCGCAGGAGTGGAATCCCACAGTTCGTCAAGCGTAGCCTCGTCCATGGCGCGGCTCTTGACCGTGCCCTCGGTATCGCTGTCGCGCACCATGTAGCTGTTGACATCGCCTCCGTCCGGCAGGTCCTTGATACGGACCGCATCAACGGGTACACCGTTCCACTCGGTCTCAATTACCGGAATGGAAGGCACGGAAGGCCCGGCGAGCTTCACGCGGACAGGCACCGAGTTCGGCGTTATCACGATGTTGCCGAGGTTGTCTGCAAGCAGCACCTCGCGTTCGATGTTCTCGTCTCGCGCCACGGCAAGAATCAGCTTGCCGTCAAGGTTGGCGAGTAGCTTACCGCTGCATGTGCGGATGGCCGCTCCAGGAAGTCCGAGAACTCCCGCAGGGGCGAGCTTGCGTACCTGCGCACGCGATAGCTGGTGACCGCCCTGTTCCCATCCACCTTCTCCGTCGTGTCTCGGGCCGTCATACACGAAGAACGTGGCAGGGGCCTCGTCCATGTATTGAGGGGCGTTGTCGCCCGAGAGGATGGCGGCATTGTATATCACGTTGTCCGGAGTGCCTGCGTTCCGGACCGACAAGGAAGTAAGGAAACGGGTGTAGAAAAGCTCGTCCGATTCCCCGGCGAACCTTGTGACATTCACGAGCCCGGCGATAAAGTCGAGCCTGTCGCCCGTAGGGACCTCGCTCTTGAAGTCGAGAATGGTCATGAACTCCGCGGCGGCGTCCTCGGCTATCTGCATCTGGTCTATCACGGCCTTGAGCATGGACTGCCATTTCTCGGAATCCTTGTACTGCTCGAGAATCGACGGGATTACCGTCGAGTTCCAGTGGTTCTCGATATGTTGCAGCGCGGTAGCCATAATCAGTTGACGACCTCGACTGAAATTGCGGTGAGCTTCGCTGTTTCCTGCGAACTGATGGCAATCCTGGAAGCAGACCATGTGGTAGTCCCGGCCTTGCGGAGCGACACGACGGCGCTTTCAATTCCCGAAACCTTGAGAATGGGCGTGTAGAAGTGCTCCGGGATGACATCTTTTCCGGGGACGAACTCGGCCTTGGGCCATCCGTCCGTACCCGTGGCCCACCCTGCGATGGATTTCTGCACGGCTTCTTCTCCGCCTGTCGGGAAAGACTCCTCGGTGTAGAGGGTCAGTTCCACCTTGACCTCGATATTCACGTCCTGCGGGAGGGAGAACTTGGCCTGCTGTGCCAAACCAGCCGCGTCGATGGCAGTCCCGGTCTTGTTGCCGTCGGACGGGATGCCAGCCCCCTTGCAGTCCCACACCTTCTGCGCGATGTAGTTGTCGGCGGACTCGATCTCCCCCTCCTCCTGCTTTCCCACAAGTTCGTCGTAGACCGCCTGCGGAATGACCGCACGTACGGAGTGGCCCGGAAGGCCGTCCGCATTCGTGGTGGGTTCGTCGTTGCGGAGCAGGTTCACGGATGCGTGGATCTGGTCGCGGAGGTATTTCAGCATGCCGTCGTAGGTCGCAAGGCCGGACGTGCTCGCCGAATTGATACGGGAACGCAGCTCGTCGTCCGTCTCGTCCTCGTTGCGGGAAATCCCCACGAACGCGGCAAGGATGTCAAGGAACTGGCCTACCGCCTGGTTCCTGTTCAGCATGGTCGTGATGACCTGCATAGCCTCCATGACGGAGTAGACGGTCTTGGCCTCCAAATCGATGTGGTGGCCGTCGGGGCTTGTCGGGGAATCGTCAAGCTGGACGCCGAAAGTGGTCTCCCACGCGTCCTTGAGCGCCTGACGGATGTTCTGGAATCCGGTAAACCTTATGCCGTTCGCTGTAAACTCGAAAAATTGTGCCATGCTAGAAGTTCCCCTTGACGGTCTCGCCGTTGTCGAGCGTCACCCTGTAACGCCCGGAAAGGTTGCGCCCGTCTATCTCGACCATCATGTCGTCGACGGATGCCACGCCCTCGATTTCGCGCACCTTTTCCTTGATTTCCTCGCCGATTTCGTCGGCAAAGAGGACGGAGTTTCCGAGCACGCGGTCGAACCACGGCACCCCGGCTTCGTAGTCCGTGAAACACTCTCCCTGGAAAGTACGGAGGACCGTTCCGATAAGGCGCGTCACACTTTCACGAAGGGTGGATGCGCGGGCGACGTGTCCGTTCCCGTCAAGGAAGATGTCATTGTTAGTGTCGAGAAGGCGTCCGTTCATATTCAACCTTACAAGGTAAATCCGGAGCGCCATTTAAAGCCGATTCTGCGAAATTCTTATAAATCAAGGCGGAAAGGCCGCGGCGGAGTTGCCGCCACGGCTTTTCATTTTAACCAGGATTACAAATTCTACGAAAGGCCGCCGACGTGCGTTGAATCGCCGCCCTTGAACGTGAGAGCTGTTGCGTTGGCGCTCGGTCCAAATGTAGCACTTGTGACAGCCACCTCGGAAGGCAGGGCAGTGACCGTAACCTCTGCCCCTTTCACGTAGGTGTCGATGGCGTCCGCGATCGAGCCAGAAAGAGCCTCGGCTACGGATTCTGCAGTATTGCCTTCAGATTCGCATATAGCCTTAATGGAAGCCTTAAGGGAAGCCTTAAGAGTCGTTTTGTCGAGTGCCATAAACTATCCTGCCTTCGGGGTCGGTAGACTTGCGGCCCCCGGAACCGCAGTCGGATGCATGTGGGTCTGCAGCGAAATGCCGCCGGTCTCGACGACTTCTTCCGCTGCTTCCGTTACGCCTGCCACGACGTCGCCCGTGCTGCGGACCTTGCCGCGGACAAGCAAGTCCGTGTCGGATATTACCTGTCTGCCGCTTGCAGGCGCGAAAAGGATGTCCCCGTCGTCCGTGACGCGTATTTTTGCCGAACCGGAGTGCTTTTTCTCCGCTACAAACGGGACCGCCACAAAGTCGTTCAGCGTGAGCCCGCTGCTGGATTCCGGTATGCTGTCGTCCTTGAGGTCCTTTTTCCAGAGTTCCGAATCGCGTGAAATCGCGATAAGGAGAACCTGGTCGCCCTTCTTGGAAGGGAAAGCGAACTCGGCATTCGCCCCGCCTAGCTTCATGAGGGGGATTTTGGGGATTATCGGGTTCACGACATCGATTACGCCGTTCTGGGCCACCTTGCGGATGCAGGGCTTGCAGTCCACGGTTCCGTCGCCGTTCACGGCCACGATCACGCCTGGAAGCGCGGTCTCTATGTTTTCAAGGGAGAACATGGGACATTATACCTTGTAAAATCGCCGGCGTTATCCTATTCCTATTGAACGAAGCGGGCTGTCACACGTTTACCAACGCGTCCGTTGACGTGGATTTAACCAAAACAGCTGATTAGGCCGTACACTGCCGGACTCGAACCGACATCGCGCCGATGCAAACAAAAATAGAACCGCAAGGCCTCGGTTCCATTAAAACACAAAATTCTTGCAAATCAAGCCTGGCCGGACTTGCCCGACACCTTCTGCCCGATATTGTACTCCCAGGCGCGCCCGTTTACGCTGTACTGGCTCCCGGCGAAGTTACCGCCCTGGTAGTGCAGTTCCTTGATGTAGAACTCGCCAACCACCGAGAACCGGTCGTTTTCGCTCTTGCGGGCGTCGATATAGACCGGCGTGAGCACATGCAGGCCAGGGTGGAAGATACATTCGAAGTCCACCTCGTTCTTGGGCTGGATTTCCGCTTCCTGGGCCTTCTGCTTCGCCACCTCCGGGTCGCCGGACGCGGCAAGGCCGAGGTAGTATTCGCGGTTTTCGTTGAAGGCGTCCTCGGTGCTCTGGAAGGTCTCGTCGCGGACAGCCTTCGCGGAAACGAGCCCGCTGCGGTACGTCAAGTAGACCGTCGAGAACGAAATGGCGTTCTTTTCGTAGTAAATGAGCTCGTTGTTCGAAACGAGAATGTCCCCGCCGAGGGCGCGGAGCTTGCGCTTCGTGAAATTCACGATTTCGTCGCGGATGTTGCCGTTGATGATGTAGCCCGCGTCAAGTTTCCGGTCCTTCAGCTTTTCGGCACCTGAAAGCGCCACGCCAACGTAGTCGGCAATCAGCTTGAGCACGTCGTAATAGCTCTTGCCTTCCTCGACCATCGCCGTGATGTAGGTACGCTGCAGCGGGTACTGCGCGCCCCTCTGCGACTTGCAGATAAGAACGAGCTTGGTGGTTTCGGGGCCGTCGTCTTCCGGGTACGCCATCGCGATCTGCCCGACGAAGATGGTCGCCATGTCCTCGTCCTCGTAACCGGCGCGAAAAATCACCGAGCACCCGGCGGTCATTATCTCGTTTATCGTGTCGTTGTTCGGGTTGTAGATGGTAAAGGTGGCGGTGTCCTTGTAATATTCCGTGGAACGGGTAATCTCGAACTCGTAATCGAGCCCGTCGATAAGGTAGCCGGTCTGTTCGGGGCGGGCTTCCGTCCCTACGGCCTTTACCGCGGCATCCTTGAACACGCCGACAAGCAGTTCCATCTTGCGGTTAAACGCCATCGAGCACCTTTCCTTCCTCGTCCGTCATGAATACGAGCTGCCAGTCGGTGCCGAGGTTGTCGTAGGAGATGGAATCCGGGCCGAGAGAGTTGAATTTCAGCACGCGGAAGTCGCCCTTGAGGCCGGTACGGTTGACCTTGCCGAGAAGCGGGCTGCTTTCGACCAGACGGACAGAGTAGTTGGCGCCG